AACAGTAGTCTTGACAAAGACGCGAACTGCTCCCTTCATAAGCAAGATCATTTGCTTATGTTGAGTCTTATTGAATTTACCGATAGCTGCTTTGATACCAGTAATATCAACGTTTCCGTACTGGATGACTGCTTTTTGTGCCATGCGTTGCCTTTAGAATCATTGCTTCGTGTTCAGCTTTCTCGATTTGACGAATCTGATCATAAGCAATTACCTGCGCTTGGAACCAAGGATGCATTTCATCCCATTCTTTTACAACCCCAGGCGGTAGGATAAACCATCGTTCACATGCTCGCCATATCGCGTATTTCTCTGTGCGATACTTTGGTATTATGAACTTTCTTGAGCCTCCTGGGGAGTGGCTAAAAAACTTTTCGTTGCAGCGTCAATCTTACTTTGATCAAGACCCTGCACTTCTGAATACACTTGAAGAAGTTTGAGTCTTTCAGCTTCTGTCAAACCTGCTTCAAGCAATTCTTCACCATAATTTTCCCATGTATCTGGATCATTCATATCCACAGTTTCCCATTCGAGATCATCTGTGGCTTCAATTGATTTCAGATACATGTAGTGTGTTTTTTTCATAGCCCAATCATCAAGTGCTTCACGATATTCTTTACTTTCAATATCAAGAACACGATTGCCACCCGGCTTTAATATTTCTTTTGGCTCAGGAATTGGACATAATTTATCAAAATTGTCCATTTCTAATACAGCAGCAAATTTAAAAATTAAATTTTCACCTTGTTGTCTTGGTAGGACAACAACTCTTTCCTGTGGGCCTTCTAATTTTTTCCCTTTAAGTTTCATTTTTCCTCCAACCCTATTTATACCCCAATAGGTAAGGTAGAAGGGGCGGATTAACTCCGCCCCTATTTGGATGATTCCTAAAATCACGGCTTATTGAGCAGTCCTTACAGCCGTGGCCTTTGTCACATTACAACGTCCAGAACAACTGATGGTTCCCTCGCGAAGATCGTGGTCAAGGGTCTCATAGCGGAAATCATTGAACGTAATGACTTCACCATCGCCACAAGTGTCCGGTACAGGCAGATACTCAATTTCAATATCAACTGCATACGGACGACAAGCATCCGAGTCAGTTGATACCCAATCGTCTGCCTCACCAGTTCCCTTTAACGCTTCTTCCACCGTTGGAACGCTACCGCCGGTTGCACCAACAATATATTCCCATTGGAAGTCGAAGTTGAGATCAAGCGGTACCTGATCCCCTTCACGAACATCATCGAGAAGACCACGATCGAGAATATATTCAATCGTTTTGTTCTCGGAGTAAGTTAAATTTCCTTCACCGATCTTGACCTCAATGCTCTCTTGAACTGCTGTCAAAGCAATCTTGAGATAGTCAGCAGCCAGAGCGTCAGGATCACCGTCACCAGGAAGCTTGATGTACATGGTACTTGCGCCAAGGGTATCTTGGTCACCCCACGCCCACTCATTCTCGACGAGAGAGCCAAGTGACCCTTCTTGCAATGTAATGTCAACACCACCAAGCTCAACGTGCACAGGTTTGGACGTCATGGCGGCTCCAGTGTAATATGCTTCACCTGGAGTCGTCGGAGAGTCTGTCCATTCCGAAGCACCACCGGCAACAGATACTAATGCACCAATTGATCCATCCTTAATTGTGATGGTTGCATATTTGAGGTCAATGGTCGCGAAGACGGGTGTCCAAATTCTTACAAAATTATGCATGGTTGTCTCCTTTAACCAGTTAATTGGATTTCGTAATGTCCTTCAACAGTGGCTTGCATTATCTGTTTTTCAGGATCGAGTTGACCAAAGTGATTTATTACCAGAAACTCCCTATTCTGACGGTCTTGGATTAGATCAAGGCAACCGATCAAGGAATCATCATCAACTACCCCATTGCCATACTTAAAAACTTGGATTCCTGGGGCAAATCCTGTCGCGACTACTCCAACCATTCTATGAATCTTATGAAAATCTTTTTCGTCAATTGCGGCTTGAGCAAGAAGATTAATTTCAATCTTTGCATTATACTCAGTCTTACTGAGCTGCAAATAATACGGGCCGTCCATTCGAACCTCAATAAGGTCAGTTTGAAAATTCTCGGCCGAACGCTTTTGACCCTCATAAAAAATTTCATAGGCATTCAAGTTACCATCAAAATGCTTTGTAACCGATGCAAATATCCATCTTGGCCAGTTCTCATTCATTGACTTTATCCACACTTGAGATTGTTGTTACTGTTAGAATGTATCCCTTCTTCTCTGCTGTATCGTTAATAGATTTTACAGCATGAACTTTATCACTAAAAACTAATTCATCATTCTCAGTAATAATGAAAGTCGATGGGACGTCCTTACCATCAAGAATAACAAGCCGTGTTGAAGAACCAAACAGTCCGCCGTAGGTGAAATTTTTATTCGCAGCTATATAGGCAAGATCATAAGCAAAAGTTGGAATAAGCTTCTCGGGTAAAACAATTCCCCGTTTGATTTTAACTTGGGTATATTCCCGAGATACTCTACCAGTCTCAAGATCAGTTCTATCTTTGATCAGACGGCGTAAAATAACAAGAACGCCATAATTTCGTTTCAACCGATAGATAATATTACTTATTTGCCTTAAGTTGTTCATTAATTCCACCTCTGATTTGAAAAATCAGCTTAGCTGAGCAGTGGAATACCAAGGTCGGTATTCAGAACCTTGATGCCACACAGCATATCGACGGTCACCAAATGACCTTGCTTCACACCATCATATGTCATAACAACACGAATGGACAATCCGTTATAGCTTGCAACGGATGCGAGCGCGCCGGTTCCGGCTGCCGGGGCTGCCAGAGGACGGGTCACAAGGGCGATCGCTTCGGGATGAAAGCAGAAGCTATAATTACCCGACGGCCCAAGACCGACGATATCATTATTATCCACGGCTACCCTGACAGGTACTTCTGGCAGGACTAACGTGGTGGTTGCGCCCGGCATAACGGCATACGCACTTTCGGACGTAAAAGCTGCCGGAGTGGTCGCATCATCAAAACTCATGAGCTGACCGGTTTCGGGAGCGACGGTGACAGTGTCTATCTCAACCTCTTTGTACCAGTCGGCTGCATAACCTGCCGACAGGTCGATCAGACCAGGAACATAAATGGTAACAACTGCTGTACTGACACAGGCATCTCTCAGGCCCGGGGAAATGGTAATTGTTTCGGCGGCATTATCCACAGAGATAATCTTCTGTGGTGTCATATCACCGGCAACAGTTAACCACCCACCAACATGGGCATCATGCTCAGCGGCAAAAGCCGTAACAGCAAGAACTGTTTCACCAATAGGTTCATTGGCGGTCAGAGCTGTTGCATAGACTTCACGCTCGGAACTGATGAACGGAGCATTTTGCGCCATAATCCAGTTGGTTCCATACAAGAACCCCAGGGCGCCGGTTCTAATGGCAGTACCATCATCACCAATACGGTTGGCATCCGTGAATTTGTCAATCTTGGATGCCTGACCTTTGGCCTGCGGGGTCAGAAGTCCAAAACGTTGGCCGGGCGGCACATGAAGCGTGTTGAATTTGGTCTCAACATCGACAACGGTGTCTTCATCCAGAGCCACACCTAACTGACCCACGGCATTGTCGAGGAAATTGTAGACCTGGCCGAGAACCATCACGTCCATGGCCTGATTGATTGATTCCAAGGCCGGAATCAAATACATATCCCGCAGTGATTTGAAGGACTTGGATTCCTCACCATCTTTGATGATGAAGGAAGTATACAGATGCTGGTTCAATGGCACCGGAATATTATCCGCGACTGCCGCTTGAGTTACAACATCATCGTCATAGCCCTTCCGTTTGGCCTGGAATTTGCGCGGACGATGCGCGTTTACGATATCGCCGAATTGCGCGATTTCGTCTTCAAAGTCTCGATAGACGAGGCCAGCCGCAACTGCATTGGCTTCGAGAACCATCAAGGCTTCTTGTGCCCATACCTCGGGGATAAGGGCGTCAATGTCATTACCGTCAAAGACGGGTGTCCAGATTTTTTCAAAATAAAATTTCATGGTTGTTTTTTCCTCCTGCTTAGTTTCCAATCGGTATGGCACCTTCTTTACGTGCCTTCCGGTAAGCAGCGGGGTCTTTAGCGGTTTCGCGGACATCAATATCGCCCGCAGCTGATCTTCTAAATTTGCCTTGACCACCCTCACCGTCAGCACTGAATAAATTCAGGTGCTCGTCCATTTCTGACATTCTCTTGACAACATCCGAAGGTGTAAGCGTCAAGGCTACATCTTTGCCTTTGTCGTCCTTATCTTTCCAGGCGACCATTGGGACAAGTTGCCCTGTCGGCTTTCCTTTCGGGTCTAACTCCTCTGTAAGAGTGGTGATGGGCTGTAATATTGCAATAACCTGAGCAGGATTGCCAGCCTTGTTGGCGACCGCAGCTTGTGTTAAGCTGTTATTGATCGTCGACTTGGTATACCGTCCTTGCCATAAATTCCTCTCGCCTGTGAGAGTTTCAACTTCCTTTACATGCGCTTTTTGAGCTTTCTTAAGCGCTTCCTCGGTTGTCGCTTCTTTTGTTTCCAGAAGCTTCCGAGTTTCTGTAATCTGTTTCTCAAGTTCATTACGCTCCCCAACCGAAAGATTCGATTTCTTTTGGACAGCTTCCAACTCATCTAAAGTCTTCTGATGAGCAGTTTGGTGTTTCTTTTTGTCTTCGGCCAAAAAGCCGTTGACTTGATCCTGAGTAAACAGATTTGACGAATCAGCTGCTTTCTTTGCCGCGTCAAGCATAAGTTTGGCGTTTTTAGCTGCATCTGATTCCTTATCTTCGATGCTGTCATAATATTTTTGGGCAACTTTCACCGCAGCATCATCATCGAATACCGGTACCCATACTTGGGCATAATCTTTTGCAAATAACAACGTTTTCATAATTACCTCCATTTATACCCTACTAAGTTGAATTACTCTGGATACATCGAGATACGGCTTAATAAGTCGCCATGCAGTTATACTGACGATGCCGGATTCAATATGTTCCATGCTAATACCACGGTTGTAGGTTGACCGAACATTAGCGTACCCTTGTTGCACCATTGACAAATTTTCAAATTCCATCTCAGAATTTACACCATCTAATAACGCATATGCATTTTCACAAATCGCGTCTTTAATATCTTGTGGTGTTTCATCAAAATCCATAAGAGCTAAAACTTCAACAGCTTTAGTGGACATAACAAGAGCTTTCTGCTTGTCCAAATCATCTGCATCTTCCCATGGATCAGCAAAAAGACGAAATGAAAAATATGCATCGCCTTCTTCAACTGTGACAAGTGAACCGCCATCAGTTGCAAGAGTTGATCCTGTAAGTTGTCCAGCGACATAATTAAAAGTAGAAGCTGGATATTCGACGTTAATAGAGTAATCATACGTCAGATCATATTCAGGATCATTAAACTCGTACTCATACTGCCCGACTCCGACATGAATCATTTCGTAACCATCAGAAACAACAATAGCATCATTGTCACTTCTTTTGATTCCATATTTATGTCCTGCATCATCAAAAATAACCGATACAGCATCGGTCGGGATTCCACCAACCTCATGGGTGTATTCTAATTTACTCATCAGTATTACCTTCTCCTCGGCCGTCCTTATTTTGCTTATCAAGGTCAGCGTCGCCAGGTTGTTGTAGATCAGGTGCGCCACGATTACTAACAGACTTCTGAGCAGCTACAATAGCGGCAGCACGTTCAGCATGATCTTTTTTAGCTTGATCCACTTCATTTTCAGGATAGCCCATTGCCTTGCTCGCTGTCTCAGACGACACCAAGCCTTCTTTATGATCTTCACGGAGTGTTTCATGATCTGTTATAAGAACCTCTGCAGAATCAACTTCACTATGCATCTTTTCCAAATCAGCAGAAGAAACTTTCTGTTCCATTGTCACAGTAATAATTTCTTTAGAAAGTTCTCGTTGATAAATTTGAGAAGGAACAGTTTCCTTGAGCTTTGTTAATTCTGAAGCTTCTTTTCGACGATCCGCATCCGTTTTCAAACTGTAGTCCTTGGGATATTTAATCTCAGCAATTTCAGAGTGTTGATAATTAGCCCAAATAGAAGCAATATGTCTTTCAAGTTTCTCAAGTTCAAGACCAATATTTGATAGCCCTGCTTCAAGACCTTTAACATCTAATTCTCTTGAAGGTTCTGAGCCAGAAGGTCTTTCAAGATTTGATAACGAAAGGTTCACAAGCTTCCGAATATCTTGTTTTAATTTGGCTTGTTTCTCCATACTCACTCGAAGAGGTTCTCCAGAAGGATGAATAAATCCTGGACGTTCGAAACCCTTCGGGTATGCACGACCTTTTGTCACACCGACTTTAATATCCGGATTTCCCGAATCAGTGACATTCTCTCTTTTAGGCTGTCCATCTTCCTCTGCCGTTGTAACAATCGATTTAACATTTTTCATCCGAGGATCGAACTGCTCTGTATAAAATGGAAAATTTGACTGGAGCGAATATGCAATGTCTGAACTTTCAAGATTTAATAATGCAATTTGATAATCGGCAACATCTGTCAACAAGCTTTGAGATAATTGTCCAAGAGCAAAAGGTATTTGTCCAAGATTCATTATAGCTTGCTGACCTTCTTTAATCCCATTTTTATCATACATCTGAAAAGTTACACCGGCTTCTACTAATTGAAGATGTCGATATTTTTCAACAACTCCTGTAACTAATCCAGTAATTTCATCAATTTCTTCAACATAGTCACGAAGAAGCAAAGAAACTAATATATTATTCTGAATTGTCCAAGATCGAATATCCTCTGCCGGATAATAATAAATATAAGGTCGTATCCCTTGGATATTGGCTTTGGTTGCTTGATCAGGCATAGGAAATTTATCAACATATACTCCAACTTTTCCCATTGAAATTAATTCAGGAAGAGTAAGAGTCCCAATAAAATTAGTCATTGTCCGACCTTCCAAATCTACTCCACCCATAAGACCTTTAATTGCATCTTGATATGTTTGATCACCTTCGCTTCTGGTAATATCAAACATACGTTGGTAGATTGAATTTTTAATATCAATCAACGCAGCTTTGGCATGAGCAGGACAATAAGAGATTAGCTTCCGATTTGAAAAATCAGTAACATCCTCTCTCAAACTAAATTTCCTGAGATACTTATTGACAAAAGCTTTTCCGCCAACATACGTCTCTCTAAATTTGAGCCAATCCGCTGTTGCAGAAGCATAGTCAGGGTGTGTAATTTCAGCGGGCGTCTTTGCTCGGGCAAAAATAGGAATCCATGTTTTCATAATACTTTCCCTATGTCGTAAGACATTGTTATTTGAGCTGCCAGTGGCAGAGCAAGTTCAGCATAATTTCGAGCATGGGCAAAATGGTCGTCCTCATTCCCTGTAACATATCGACCAATAGGATTACCATACCCATCTTTTTCATACACACGTACTGGAGCCTTAATATGATCCTTATATTGATGTGATAAATCAATAGGTAATCTAATTCTATTTCCATGGAATCTTGAGAAACTCATATCGAGCCATGAGGTTCTATCAACTGTCATTGTATGTTCTTCCTCAGCATGAAGATGAATTTGTTTTGAAGCTCCAATATTATTACCATAATAACAAAGTCGTGCATGTCCCCAATGTCTTTGTGCAAACTCAAGAGCTTTTCTTTTCTCAGGGTGTGCATCAATAACACAAAACATTATCCCGAATCGTTGCATTAATTTATCAAGTTCTTCAAAATGTAAAACCTTACCTTCATAGATTAATTTTGCAACTGCTGTCAAATTTATATCAAGAGCTAAATCGTCTTTATCGAAGAACCATTGATCAATTTCATAATGCAACCATTTGCCAACATCAACTCCCATAGTCAATAATGCATTTGGTGGAGGAGTTACTGCTTTCTTAAAATCACCGGTGCAGGATTCGATTTCCGAATCAGTGACTCTTGCACCTTCTACAGTATGGGTTATTCCAAGTTTCGAATTAAAAAATTCTTGTTCATCCGAAGGATTAGTTTGAGCTTTTAAAAATAAATTAGCAATTTCCCAAGGCTTAACTGTCATTGAGTATAATTGATTAATATGATATCCGGATATGTACCTATCAGTATATGATGGAATCCATTTTGCATTATCGAATCCAAGCCATTCAGTTTTTGCTTCATGAATCAATTTACCTTTACATTCTTTACAAACTAAATAACTATCTTGCAAATGTGGATCAGTTACATCATCAGCCGTAATTACTAAACAATCAGGAAATTCTAAACGTGTATATCTCGAACAACGAGGACATTTAAACATATAATAATTTTGAGAACTGAGAATAAAATCAGAATTAATCCCAAATTTATCAATAGTCGGTGTTGATATTTGAAATGCTTGTTTTTCAAGTTGACCTGACATACGTTCAAAAATCATTGCAACATTTTCCTGTACCATTTCATCTTTTTCATCTACGATTACAACAGCAACAGGAATTGACTTAAGTTGTGATCTTGACCTTGAGCCACGTATATAAAGGTTCGCATTGCCCGCGCGCTTATGGCCAATATTTTTTACATCTGTAAAAAGATTAGTAAGATGGTGGCTCATTTCAAGCGCAGGATCAAAACGAGCAGTACTAAAATCATTAGCATCTGGCGTATTCGCCGGTAATACATATAAGACTGATTCTCCTTCAAGATCAATAGCTTTAAAGGATTTATTAAGTGCAACTTCTGTGTAACCCATTTGGGCTGCTTTTTGCCCAATAATCATTTCAGACAGATCATCATGCATCTGCTTGAGCCAAGGATGATGGACAAATCCCCATGGTCCAGGGAAAGGTTTGCCCATCACCCTATATTGCTCGGCCCATCGGCTTGTGGTGGTTACACTACGCCGACGGATGTTCGAGACCATCTGCTCAAGAAAAAGAGTTTCTAATGAATGTTGTTGAGGTGCAAGCATTAAACAGCTGCCTTTGCCGGAATAACGTCGATGTGAATATCAGGCCACGAAATCCCATTAGGATTTGCAGAATCAAATAATACCAGTCTCCATTCAGACACACCCTCAGGTAAATTCATCTGACCAAGGTTCTTGATATTAATGACTCCAACAGCACCATTTGTTGTCCAATCAAAAATATTGGCATCGTTATCTGAGTCAACGGTAATTTTTCCATTGGCCAGAACAGCGCGGGTTGTGGTCGTAATATTGACTGTCTTCAGGACTTGATCCGTAGGATCAGTGGCCCAAAGCTCTAAGTCAATCCGGTTATCTCGTAACTTATATACTCGTTCTGTCATTAGAAGCTTCCTTCTTAGGTCATGCTGACGTCAAGGTCACCTGCCGTGAACTGCACAGTATCACCATTGTCCGGGGTCTGATTGGTTACAGTCCCGTAAAACAGCATGTTACCACCTGTAATAGCATCCATGATTGCAGAATGCGTAATTAACCCCCATGAACCTGAAGGCACATTGAAGATCAAGTCAGTGTTATTTTCGGTCGCCCCACCGGATGCAGCTATCCAATCCGTGAAAGCTTTCCGAGCATAATTCTGACCTGACGGTTCAGCAAGACTTCCGCCAGAATCCGTTGGGTCTGCAGTGGAAAGTGCCAAATGAATATCGGCATTGGGAGTGGAATAAGAATCTCCACCCAACAGATGATCAAGAAGTTCATCGGCCAGGAACGTTGAAATGTCACCGGCATTAAAACTCACAACGATTTCGCCAGAAGCAATGGAAGGGGTATTATCATTGACAATGGCTTTAGACGTATTCAACGCTCCATGACCAATGAGGTCAGCTGAAGTTTCACCGGATGAAGCATCCCAAATTGCATAATGGGTTATGGTTCCCCATGCTCCGGTGGCTTTTGGAAAGGTGATTGTGGCATTGTTGTTGATTGCCCTGGATGCAGCGGCTGTCCATGCTGTCGTTAACACAGCCACGCGAGCATAAGCACTACCCACTGGTTCTGCATTGCCGGAAGCATCATCCAAGACGTCAGCGGTTGACAGGCCAATGTATACCGTGCCTGGAGCGGTATACCCTGCATTAAAAACATGATCAATAAGCTGGTTCTCAATCTCGTCACCGAGGGAACCAAATACGGGAGTCCAGATTTTTCCTATCATTTTTGTCTCCTTAATAATTCAACCTTACGCTTGATTGATTTAGAAATCATCTTGCGATGAGTTGAAAGTGATATTATCTTTCTTTCAGTTGAGAGCGATACCCACTGAGTATTTATGATTTCTCCAATCAGAGAAATTAAAAGGTCAATATCCGAGAGTAAACTCTCAGCTGTCCATTGCCCTGCTAATTCACGTAATTGACCAAGAATTAATTCGATAGTTGTGAGGTCTGAATCAGCATCTATATTTAATGCAATCTCCCGAAGCACATTCAATTGAGCATCAGATAGGTTGGAAATAACATGAAATCCAGCAGCTAATGCTCTTGCAATCGAAAGACTTACGGTTGTAACGTCGGAAGACGCGACTGCTTGCAAGATGAGACTTCTACCTGCATCAAGATTGACATCTGTTATATCACTCTGTGCAGCAATTGAAGATACAAACTCTAAGAAGAATGCTGCAATAACGTCGATACCAGACGTCAAAGATGCAGCTGTAAAAGTAGCTGTTAATTCACGAAGGACATTTAAATCAACTCCATCAACATCTGATGAAGCTTGAAGTGCAGAAATAAATTCTCTCAAGACCTTTAAGTCTGCATCGCTAACACTTGAAGCTGCAACAATTCCACTGATTAATGTTAACAGATTTTGCAAATCAACGTTTGTAACATTCGATCCTGACAAAATATTAAGTGCTAATTCTCGCAGTACATTTAAGTCAACACCAGTAATGTCAGATGCAACGGTAACAGATGAAGCTAATTCTCTTGCGACAGCAAGAACAACATCATCTGTGATACTCTCTGCAACAATATTTGCTGCAAACGTGATAAAGCCTGCTACAAGAAGTTCAATATCAGACGTAAGTGAAGCAATTACAATTTGAGATTTTAGCTCCCTTAAGACATTTAGATCAATATTGCCTGTGGCTGACTCAGCCACAATAGCGGACACAAATTCGATTATTACGCTAATATCAAGGTCAATACCCGAAGTTGCTGATGCTGATATAATGTCTGTAAGTAACTCACGTTTTATTGCCAGTTCAGGCGCGCTGAGATTGCTGTCAGCCTGAACATTCATGACAAACTCGACAAACTCCGTTATCAACAGGTTAGCATCAGAGGTGAGGGATGCACCAACGATGTTTGCGATTAATTCTCGCAGGACATTTAAATCAACGCCACTCACGGTGGAGGTAGCCGCTATTGCGTTGAGAAGCTCTCGCGTAATCTTCAACGTCAGCCCAGACGTATTAGACTCCGCGACAATGGCTGTTGCTAATTCAGCCAATAGAGCTAAGTCAATATCAGAGCTTGCCGAGGCGGCTGTTGAGGAAGCTGCTAACTCCCTTAAAACATTCAACGTGGCCGACGACGTTGAACTGGCCGCGGGTATAATCGAACTAAGTTCGTGAAGAACTGTTAAATTACAAGTTATTGCAGATTCTGCAACAATGGCTGCGACAAGTTCTATTAGAACTGCTACACTAAGGTCAATTCCGCTGGTTACAGAAACAGCCGTTAATACTGCTGATAATTCCCGTTTAATATCTAAGTCAATTGCAGATATTGAAGAATCCGCTATAATATTAGATATAAATTGAATAAAACCGACAACATCTAAATGAACATCACTTGTTAAGCTGCTTGCTTCGATTTGAGAAATCAGCTCACGTTTTATAGCAAGAATGATATCTGCAGTAGCCGAATCCGCCGATATGTTGGACACTAATTCTCTAAGAAAGGTGAAGTCAACGTTTGTCGTGTCAGATGCAGCCACTGCAGAAGATGTTAGCTCTCTAAGTACTTTGAGACTTGCAGAAATGGCTGAATCTGCCGATAGGGTTAAGCTTAATTCCCGAATTTGGGTAAGATTAATGCCGCTCGTCACAGATTCAGCCACGACCACGTTGGCCAATTCTCTCAGGGAAGTGATATCGATACCACTTGTGGAACTGGACGCTGTCCAACTCCCAATGAGTTCCATGAACTCACTGATTAGAACATTAATATTACTAACGTCGCTATCAGTAACAATAGCATTTAATAATTCTCTTAATACATTAAGATTGATCCCTGTGGTACTTGATTCTGCAATAATTTGAGAAGCAAAATTTAATATCTTAATTAAATCTATATCAGACGTTAAAGATGCTGCAATAATGGCATTAGTTAATTCTCTTAAAATATTTAAATCAGCATCAGTTATATTTGACTCAGCTACAATTTGAGTTATTAAGTTTCTTACTACAGTTACAATAATATCTGAGGTTGAGGACTCTGCAACTATCGCTGAAAGAAGTTCAAGCTTCCGAAGTAAGTCAATTGTGCTTGTTGCACTGGTTGCTTCTGTTAAAAGCTTCAATTCTCGAAGAATATTTAAATCAATATTAGTTAAATTGCTTCCACTCGCAATAACATTGACTATTTCTCTCAGAATATTGAGATTAATTCCAGTTATATTACTATCTGCACTGATTTGAGAAATCAAATTTAAAATTACATCAAGATCAATATCAGTAATATCAGATTCAGCAATCCAATTACCAATAAATTGAATAAGAACTGTAACATCAAGATCAATACCAGTTGTAGCTGAATCTGCAACAATTGTTGCTGCTATTTCTCTAAGAGCATTGAGTTGAACATCTGTGACATTACTATCAGCAGCAATAGCAGATATTAAATTTAAAATAATATTAAGATCAATATTACTCGTATTGCTATCTGCTGCAATAACACTGGCTATTTCTCTTAAAATTACAAGTGTAGCATCAGTTACATTACTATCAGCAATAATGGCAGTTATTAAATTCTTTATAATTGATACATCAATATCGCTTGTAGCTGAATCTGCAATAATTGCCGATGCTATTTCCCTGAGAATATTAAGTTGAGCAACTGTTGTAACTGATGAAGCTGAAATTGCTGATATCATAAGAAGTAATCGATCAAGATCAATATCAGTAACATTGGACTCAGCAACCCAATTACCAATAAATTGGATAAGAACTATGACATCAAGGTCAATATCGCTTGTAGCTGAATCGGCAACAATAGCAGCAGATAATTCTCTAAGAATATTTAAATCCAGATTTGTTAGATCAGAATCCGCAATAATAACAGCAGATAATTCTCTAAGAACATCTAAATCCAAATCTATTAAATTAGACTTTGCCCTCCAAAAAGTCTCAGGAAATTCACGTTTGATATTTAAATCAACTGCTGGAGTATTGGATTCAGCAACCCAATCACCAACAAATTCTCTAAGAACTCCAAGCGAACCTAAACTAAAAACCAATAACCCTGTGATTGTAGTTCTAAGCTCACCATTAAAAGCTACTTCATCACTACGGGCTCCTGTGGTCGTATCATTAGTAAAACCCGACCCCAACCTCATTTCATTATTTTGAGTTACACTTGATAAAATATCATTATCAGCATAAGCCCATTCAGAACTCGTGGGATAGTTGGTTGACATGTATTTGTAACCAACTATAGGAATTACTAAAAACTGATCACCACTAATTACCGGAGTATTTCCTGTGACTTCTGGAGAACTCGGCGGGCCTTCAGAAGCTGAAGCATATTCTTCAAATACAAATTCTGTCTCACCACTCTCCAATGAAAACTCTTGGAATCCTAATACTTTATCTCCTCTTTCTCCATTATCAAGAGTAAGACTTGTCCCTTCACTTCCCTCTGATATCTTATACCAACAGGCAAGGGAATAGCGGTATGAAGAACTTCCTAAATCATGACTTACACCAAAAGCCTTTGTCCATCCTGTAATGCCGGTAAGTTCAAAAAGTGTATCAGAAATCCCATTTCTTTCAGACCCCCAAGCTATTAATAAATTACCCACTGTGGGTTCAGCTATGGTGATCGTAATAGGTTCCTCTGAGACAGGAGAAAATACATATTGTTCCCGAATTGACATTACTGAACTACTCCGATGTTATTAGATTGCCCGGATTTTATCAATTACTTCATTAGGCGCGTTTGTGGGGGTTACGGCATCCCCACTATATAAGGAAACCATCTCCTCCAATACAGTTCTAAACTCACCCATGTCAGTTCGAATCTGACCAGTTGGGACTCCCATAGCATCAAGATCGACTGTCTCAACAAGAGCAACAAACTCAGCCAAATTAGCCCAACGAGTCATTAGGTTATCCATTTCAGTCGCCGCCGCTTGTAATGCCCTGTAGAAGCGATCCTTTATCGGTAATTGAAGTTCTGTTAAAGCCATTTCTTGTTCTCCTTTTTCATTTATTTATTGAACTACTCCGATGAAACAGTGACTTTTAGGTTGAAAGGGACGCCCATCACTAACTTCACCGCTAACTCATTGGAACTCGGTGAAAAGTTCCCGGCATCATCATGGGCAACAACTACAAAATACATCCACTTCCCACTATCCGATGGTTGTACTTGATAAGCAAACGGAGTGGTCTGATTTCCTAAATCTTCCCACGGCCCACCAGACGCAGCACTCTTATGAACTCGATGAGCAACCACGTCGCTATCAGCGGCGTCTTGTGTCCAGGTAATTGTAACTGTCTTTGTCTGTGACGAGTAACTTGCCAATGCAATAGGTGCTTTCGGTGGTAAGAAGTCAATTACGATTGGTGCAGGAATAGCTGCTTCAGACGGTAGACTTTCAAGCCCTTCCTTATCAACTGCTATCATTTTAAAAAATAAACTGGTTTCTGCATTGTCTGGAACAGTAATCGTAAAAGGTGCTTCATACTCATCTTCCGGAGTGCCAGTGTACGGAACATCACCAACTTTTATCCACGGCCACGTCGATGATCCATCTTCTGACTTATACAGCGTCCAGTGATCGAGTACTGATAAATCATCTGCGGTTTGCTCCCAAGCGAACGTCAACTGACGTTCGCCTGCAATAGCAACTGTGGGCGTTGCCCACAGTATAAATAGCGAGAGTACTATTAGAAACTTTTTCATGAGTCCTCCTTTAATCAAATGAGCCAAATGTTTCTTCTTGGATTAGATTTACAAAATCAGACCCAATACGATCCAGCATTTCCGGATCGTCTTTTAAGTGAATAGACATTATTGCTGTCAATTTTCCCGCCAGCTGGAGTATCGCAGC